CCGAGCCTGTACGTTGTCGAGATATTGGTTAAACAGCGTGGATAAGGAGACCGTGCCGGTTCGCGTCTCGGCTTCCAGTTCCTTGCGCGTGGCGTTTTCCCACTTGAGCGCGTCCTTTTTCGACTTGGCTTTTTTCGTGTACGTCTCCCCCTTGTGCGTCACTTTTCCGTACCATTCCGGCTTGTTCGTTCGTTTGTTCATTCGTTGCATCGGCATGTTTGACTCCTAATGCGGCCAAGACGTTCGACTCGAAAAAGACCCACCTTTTACCGATGCGGACCCCGCCTAGCTCTCGCGCATTGGCATAAACCTGATTGATGCCGATGCCAAGGCGTTCATGGATATCGGAGGCGGTAAGGGGCTTTCCTAGGGATTCAATCATTAAAACCTCACACACCCGCCACCGACGCGGGTTTTCGCTTTCTCTTCCTCCGGCAAATCATACCACTCGCCCCACACCCGCCAGAACACCCGTCCGGCCCGCTTCCTCGGCTCCCCGTCCTTGCGCAGGGGCCACGGGCCGGAGTACATGCCGTCTTCCCACGTCCAGCCGCGCCACTGGTAGACGCGGGGGAGGCAGAGGTAGCCGTGCGGCCTATTCGTCATCGTCTGGCTCCTCGCATAACCACTCCTCAAAGTCTGCGCGTTGGTCGTCGTCCATGTCGTCGATGATTGCCAATATAGCCTCTGCGACGGGTATTATACTCTCGCTCATCCTTCCCCCACCAGCGCGTCCACGGCGGCGCGGGCGGCAGAAATAGAACCGGTAATTTCTCTCAGCGCACACGTTTCTAGAGCATCAAATATTACATAGTGGCGCACAAGTTCACATTCTCGCCGCCACGCCACCGCCTCCCGCAGCGCGTTGTGACGGGCGAGAAGGGCGGCGACATGGTCAACAAGTTCGACGGCGCGTTCCTCATTTTCGGCGTTACACATAACTCGGCCGTCTGCGTCGGTTATCCTCCCCGTAAAATACGGAGCGCACGGGCCGTCCTCGTCGTATATTTCGTAGTCAAGGATCAGTGGCAGTTTCATTTCTCCTCCAGTGCGATCTTCGCAGTGTCTCTCATGCCATGCGCCACATCATCGGCGTCACAGTATGGAATTTTCATTTCAGCGATCTCTTTCAGCGCCTCCTCCAGCCTCGCCACTCGGGCGCGGAGGGCGGCATCCTCGGCCTGCAACTCGCACATCCCGTCCACGCATTCGTCAACCGAGAATCCGTGTTCGCAGGCTGCGGCTGTTTTGATGTGGCCCATTTCGCGAAGGGCGAAGAGCACGGAATCAATCGACTCCATTGATGGGTTTTCAACGTCGGCGGCAATGCGCTGGACGTTCTGGATGAACCCAGGGTCAAAGAACCATCCCATGCTAGCGGACTTGGCGTCGGCCTGTGGTACGAGTTTTACCATTGCTGTCCTCCTTGAAATAATTGGCGCATTTTGCGGCCTGTTCATCGTCTCCGAAGTCATCAAGAAAGCGGTCAGCAGATGTATAATATCTGACCTCTTGCGCGTATCTGTTTTTTGCTGTCGCGCTGGCCTTGATAAACGTCGGAAATACGGTGTATGTCCAGAACTCGGAAGGGAATTTCATTCTTCACCTCTCGCTTTTCTCAACGCCGCTTCAGCCATTGCGCCGTCTTCCTCGGTTATGTGGGCATCGCCGTCACGGTCTGACATGAGCAGTCGCCCGTAGATGCGTTCAAGCGCGGCATAGAGGTCGGGAGCGGCGGCTATGAGGCTGGCCGTTTCGCGTGTCATGATGCCTGACAGCGAAAGGAACTCGTCGCCTACCCATCCGTCACCGATATTTGGTCCTCCGGCTTGGATAATAAAATATGGGTGGCCGTCTGGCGTTGGGCTGAAATCCCGCATGAACCAAGGCCCTTCGTTTAAACCTATCACTCTTCACCTCCGCAGATTTTATCAATGATGCCTCGCGCCGGGTCGCCCTTGTCGGGCACGACGATGTAACCCATCTCCACACCGTTGCGGATGAATTCCCGCAACCGCTCAATCTCCTCCGCGCATTTCAGCATGTTTTCCCGCAGTAGCTTGGGGCCTGCGCCAGCCCGGTGAGACTGGACTTCCGCGACGTTGCGCAGCCAGCGCACGGCGTCGAATTCGTATTTAGGCATCGTCGTCCTCCTCGTCGTCTATCGCGTCCCTCCAGATCTCCTCGATCATCAGCAGCACATTCGCCCGAGCCGCTGGCGTCAGCTTGGCGATCTTCGCCCAGGGTGCTCCGTCAACCTCGTAGTGGATCGCGTGATAGAGTTGGTCGCGTAAATCAAACCAGATTTCGCCGTAAGTGAACCGGCAGAACAAGTGCTCCCTGACCGATTCGCAACACGCGCACGTCTTGTGCGTGCTGACGTCGCCGTCGTAGATGTAGCGCTCTTCGAGATACGTCTGGCCTGGGAATATCGTCCCCAGACACTCACTGCACCGGTGATGCTTGACGGCTCGGCGCTTGTTGCTGGCCAACATGGTGACATAGTCGTCGTTATCGGTTGAGAAACAGGCGCATTCCATGGTCATCCTCCGAAATTTATCGTGACGTTTCTAAACAACCAGACTGCAATGTCGATCAGCTTCCAGATCCCGAGTGGAATGGTTATGGCCAGCAGGACGACCATGAGCTTGAATAGGGCAACAAACCCCTCGCCGATTTGCTCGTACATATTCACACCCCCGGCAGCTTGCGCACGAGCTCGGTCTGCCTCACGCACGCCTTGACTTCCCGGATCGTCACCGAGCCCGGCAGCACGAACCCGCCTTCGCAGAAGTGCGGCACGCCGTGGCAGCGCTTCCAGACCTTGGCGCAGGAGCCGCATCGGAAGTGATCCATGGGCAGGCCCTCGACGGCGGCGTCGAAATCTGTCGCAGCGCCGCAGTGGGCGCAGGTGATGGTGATGCCGTGGGTCATGAGCGACGCTCCATGATCGGTAAAGACAGCTCTCTCTGGCCCATTTTTTTTGACTTGCCGAAGGCCTCAAACTTTCGGCTTATGGCTGTGCATTCGGACTCAGCGTGCAGGCCAAAGAGCGTGCCGTCATTCCACATTGCCGTCCGCGCCTGTCGTGCGCCCTTAAAGCAGACGCGCCCTGCGATGCGCTTGAAATCTCCGTAATAGGCGTAGAACATCTATGCCGCCTCCTTGAGCACCACGGCCGCAATCCGCAGCCCGCGCTCCTGGCCTTCGTTGTCATGGTCGGACAGATCAAAATCATGGCCGCAGTACGGGCACTTGGTCCAAAGATGCCAATCTAACAATGCTCTTGCTTTCATCCCTCATCCCTCCACTCGTGCCCGCAGTCGAGGCACCTCAGTTTGTCTTCGTGCGTCCGCTCCACGTCCTGCTCGGCAATGCGGCGGTCACGGAACAGCATCACCGACCATTTGCGCGTGTAGGTGGTGACGGTGGCGGTGTCTTCGCTGTTGCATTTGGGGCAGGTCATGCCGCACCATCCAGCTTCTCAACCGTGATCCGGTATTCCGGCTTGCCGTTACAGGTGATTTCGATAGGCTGGCCGAAATGAACGCCGTACTGCGCGACAGCAACCAGCGCGTCCATAGTTACGTCCTGACGGTTTGTTGACCATGTGGCCCCGTCTTTCAGTACGGTTCCAGCGTAGATCGTGCCGGTCAATGGTGACGCCCCAACGTGTAGTTTCTTTTTCATTCTTCACCTCGCGCTTTTTTGAGTGCGAGCCGTGACGGTTGCAGCGTAAGCGAGTCGGGTTCATAATCTCCTTCGATCATCGCGTTGACGAGATCGTGGAGTTCAGAAAGCGCCTCGTACATCTCCGGCGCTGCGGCGATAAGTTTTGCGTTTGGCCCGTCCTGCGGGTTTTCGCCTTCAAATGCGCAAATTGTTGTGTCGGGGCTTACCGTTTCCTCGTGGCAAACATAAAACACGCCTTCGTCGTCTTCACCTTCGCCAATCTCGACCCACCACGGACCTTTCGTCCATTTCTCGCTCATGCCGCTTTCCTCCTCTCTGTTTCTCGCTCTCGCACTTCAACCCACACCCCGCCTGCACCCCACCCCGCGCTCATCGGGTCCGCCTCCGCGCTATCCCACCGCACCCCGTAGGCCGGGGGCGTGTCGAAGAGGCCGTCTTCCCAGGGACAGCGCATGGGGTGGGTCCAGGGGCCGGGGTACGCTTTGTCCCACAGTCGGCTCGTTGGCTCCTTGCGCATCCCGCGTTTGCGGTCCCGCTCTAACGCCCGTTTGTTCTCGCGGACGCATGATGCGGCTCCGCAGGTCTTGGCGAGGGGGTGGGCACGCATAGGGCGCTTTTTGCAAAATGGGCACAATCCCTGCGGCACGGGCGGGGCAGGCACTTCCGCCTTCTTTCGCGCCTTATGCTCGTCGCGGATGAGCCGGTTGTGGGCGTCGATTGCGCGGCACATATCCTTGTAGTCTCCCGGATCGTGCATCACGCCGCCCCAGGTATCCCGCACGGCGATGAACGCGCGGATGGACGTTGTTTTGCCGTTTGTCGTGATGCGATAGACGAGCCTGCCGTACTCAAGCGATGGGCGCATAGCGAGTCCCTTCAGCGCGGTGTTGCGGCGTTCAAGGACGATGAGATAGCCGTCTCGCGTGATCCCGTAATTGCCAGCGTGCAGTGGTCGTGTGGGCTTTTCATCGAGCCTCATCAGTATGCCTCAAACCGCATAAACGGCGCGTCATCCATCCCTGCGCTCCCGCCACCTGCGTACTCCTGCCGCCCCGTGTACTCCGGCTGCGCGGCGGCCTGCTGCTGGCCTTCCGGCTTGCGGTCCAGCGCCTGTACCGACACCACGTTGCACTCGGTGGAGTAGCGGTCATTTCCGTCCTTGTCCTGCCACTTCCGCGTCTTCCACTTGCCGACAACGTGGATGAGCCTGCCCTTGCCGATGTAGTTCGCAATGAAGTCCGCCTGTTTGCCCCAGACGACGCACGGAATCCATTCGGTTTGCTCGACCTTCTGGCCCTGCTTGTCCTTGTACGTTTCGTCCACGGCCATGCTGAAATTAACGACGGTCTGGCCCGTGCTTGTGGCGCGTACTTCCGGCTCACGGCCCACTCTCCCGATGAACTGACAGCTATTCAGTGATGCCATTTATGTGCTCCTTAATATTCGACAGTGACGAAAGGGATTGAGCCAGTGGACAGAAGCGACACGACAGCGACTGCGTGTGGGGCGGGAATACCCTTGTCCTTGAGCGCCCCGAGGATCGCCTTGTGGATTGACTCGCGGTGCGCCAAGTCTTCGGCGCGGCGCTTTTCCTCGGCCTTGATTCTCGCTTCCTCGGCCAGCCTAGCGCGTTCAGCCTCTTCCTGCTTCCGGCGCTCGGCATCAATCGCGGCCTGCTTCTCACGCTCTGCCCTTTCAATGGCTTCCAGGCGTTCGCGCTCGGCACGTTCTGCGGCGAGCTTCAATTCCAGCTCCCGGCGCTCGGCGGCTTCGCGTTCTTCCTTGGCCTTGCGTTCGGCTTCAGCGGCGGCACGGGCTGCGGCTTCCTCGGCATCACGACGGGCCTTCTCTGCTGCGGCTTCGGCAATGCGACGATCCCGTTCCTCGGCTTCTCGCTTGGCCTTTTCTTCGCGGAGGCGCTGGAGTTCGGCCTGTTCGGCTTCATATTTAACGGCTGCCTCGAAATCGTTGCGCAGTTTGCGGATAACTTCGTCCTTAACCTTGGCGGCATCTCCCGCGAACTCTGCGAACGATTCGTCAATGGCCACTGATTCGACGGTGCGGATTTCAAGCGCAATGGCGGTTGAGGTTTCGCCGTTTCTTGCAAGTGATTCTCGCATGGATTCAATGCGGTCTTTGATTTTCTGCACCCTCGCCTTTTCAGCCTCTTCCCACTCGGCCAGGGGACGGCGCACCTCGTCCTTTAGCGCGTCCAGTTCGTCCCGAATCTTCTTCCTGTTCGCGTCGATCTTCTTGGGGATTTCCTTGTACTCGTCGGTCAACTTCTTGCCGATGCCGTCGAGGTAGGTCTTGGACCTGGCGACCTTGTGCGCCATGCTGGCGATTTCGGCGCGCCCCTTCGCGGTGGTCACGTCGGGCGTGAATTCGGCTACGATCTTACGGATGGCGGCAAGGATCGGGTCCACCTTTTCGGCGTTGGTGAAGACGTCCAGCGCGGTGGTGGGTTCGATGGTGACAAGGGCTGTTGTTGTTTCGCTCATCTATTTCTCCTTCCGCTCTTCGCGGCACTTCATGACGTATGCGTAAAATTCCTCGTCGGTCATTTCGGATTCATGCACGGTCTATCCTCCTCTCTTCCATTCGCCCGTCCCAAAACTCGCACGCATCCCCATCCTCGTCGCGGTCCTCGTCCAAGTCCAGCGGGTCGGAGAGGTCTTCATCGTCGTGCGGCCAGATGCCGAAGGTTTCGTCCATCATAGCCCGTACCTCGTCGCCCATTCCTCAGCCTGCTTCGCCTGCATCGCCACCATCGCCTCAAGCTGCGGGATGGTGGAGGCTACGCGCCGAGCTGTTGCCAACTCCTTTTGCAGTCGCAGCAATTCGCGCTTTTTCGCGTCGAGGCACATCTGTTCCCACGACTTTTGTGACTGCAGGTACTCGCCCTCTCGACACATCCCTTCCTCAACCGCTGTTGCTTCGCTGTATGGATTGTGCATTATGCCGCCCTCAACTGCTTAACGAGCCAGGACGCCAAGGGAATGGGCAGGTCGCGCAGGTTGTCGACGGGCTCAAACGTCTTACCCTGCTTCTCGGCTGCTGCCCGCAGGCGATCGTTGATGTCGTCCATCATCACCTCTTCCTCGTCGTCGGCGTATATATTAGCCAGGGCCTCGATGGGGTCGGACGGGGGTTCGGGGGCAGGCTTGGGTTCCGGCTTCAACTCGGCCCCACTTTCGAGCCATTCGCGGAGTTGCCTGCCTGTATCCTCGGTGATAACGAAGGGGTCACCAAATAGCCGGGTGCGGTCCTTGGACTTGACAGCCAGATTGCCGTCTACGGTCAAGTCAAGAACTGCCGTGAATTCGTATTCGATACCGTCGCGTTGTTCCGGGGCCGCGCCCTGCTTCTGGATGGTCTTCTTGCCGTTGCGCTCTCCCTCGACGTACACGGCCTTGCTGCGCATCGTGACAATGATATGCATCGGGCTATGCAGCATGGCGTCAACAAATCTGCGATGACGCTTGTCACCTTCATTCCATGCCGCGTATGAGTTGCCCCGGAACTTCGCCCTGGCGATGTTGTCAACGATCTCCAGCATACCGCCTGCGCCCTTCCATTCATGGGTAATGCTGTCGATTATCAGCACATCGTATCCAGCCTTCGCCGCCGCATCCATGACCTCGATAAACCGTTCCGGCTCGTAGGGAGGGCCAAGCTCCACAACGTCAAAGTCCATCATGTCGGCATACAGGGACGCGCTGCCGCGTTCCGTGTCGAGCACTGCGACCTTTCCGCCAATCCCCTTGGCGATCTGCAACGCTCCATACGTCTTGCCGCTTCCACTTGTGCCGGACAGGGCGAGCCGCAGCTTCGCTTTCTTTCTTTCGGCCTTCTTAAACATGGTCATTCCTCCTGTGTTTCCCGCTTGCGCGGACATCCAAACTCTGCCGCCTCTTGGTCCGTTATGATCGGCTCATCGTTGTGCATGTGGCCCTCCGTGAGTTCTTCCGAATCGCCCGTCTCAAAATTTCAGCCGCCACAATCGCGTGGCCGGGAATCTCGATGACCGGGGCCTTTGCGCTGATGCCGAGCGCGGCCTTCAGTACGTTCCATTCGTGCTTGGTCATTACCGCCTCCAGATGATGTAGACCGCCAGTGCCAGTGCCGTGATGCTGATGATGTAACAGCCGATCATGACGCCTTCTCCAACTCTTCAATCCGCTCCCGGATCGCCCCGGCGTGTTCATCGAAGCCGCCAGCATCCCCTCCGCTCGACACCCACATGGCCGCGATTTCATCGACCACGTCTTCGTCGCTCATGGCGCGGCGGTATTCCTCGTTCGTTGCCTCAAAGGCCGCGTAAATCCGCTTGTCCAGGTCGTTGTGTACGAGTCCCATGTCTGCCTCCATGTGTTGCGTCGCATCATCGGGTGCGGGAGCGAGAAATTCGGAAACTCGCTCCCAGGAGGGTGCAATGCCGTGCCGCGCTGCACCGTGCTCGGCTGGCTGGCCGTTGCTCCATGCGTCCCTGGTTATGCTATGAGTTCCCAGGGCCTAGACGGCCTCTAGCGGTCGCTTGCACCGGATGATGCGACTGTTCCGTTGTCAAAGGTTCCATCCCTCCCCGCCTCCTCTGGCCCTTGGATCGTCCCGCGTTTGCGGCGGGCTCGGCATCCGGCTCAAGTTTGCGCGGGTCAGGCGGCGGGGGTGGCGTACTGTGGCTGCCCGTGGGTGGCCGGTTCGGTTTCGCCCCGTCGTTGATTCAATCTTTAGCTTATTCGCTAAATCAAGGCAAGCTTTTTTGGCTAAAAAACTAAACGTCGGACAAAAAAAATCCCGGATGTTTTTTCCGGGATGTCCTTCATAAATGTATGACAATGCGTGTGCTGCTATTTGACCAGCTTTATTTTCGCCCGAGACCTTGCAACCTGCACGTCGCATCGGGCCGCTAGTTGGAGCGGCGCACCACCGGGCCGACCCAGGCTCCTCTTATCTGTCGCCAGCCGCTCGTTGTATATGATTGTGACGAATAGTGGGCTTCCTGCCCATAAATGCGTCGTTGATGCAAGCCCTGTCTGCGTCGCTGATTCCAATTTCGCTCATTACCGTCATGGCCGCATCAGCGCGTTCAAGAATTTCCCTTCGCGCATCCACTGGTTTTTCCCAAGGTGGGAGCAACACAAACCCCAGCTTGTCCAGCCATGAAAAAAGACGGTCAGCCCTTGGCCTGACTGTGCCCTTCAGAATCTTGTAAAAATTGGCCTTGTCGTTTCCGCCAAGTTCCAAGAACTCCGCAAGTTGGTTTGGGTTTTGAAAACGACACCCATCTCCGCACAGGCTGCGCATCATTGCTATAGCTTCGTGTAGTTGTGCCATGATTGCGTACATGCTCATTCCCCCTCTGGTTGTCATTGGCTAAAAAACCAACGACTCTTGACCTTCTTTAGCTTTTTAGCTAAACCAGTACGCATGAACAGAGAGCAAATCCTCAAGGACCATTTCTCCAAGACGAAAGAGACGCTTATGGGGCTGTCTGCCAGGTGCGGCGTCCACTACGTCACCCTTTCGAAAATCAAGAACGGGGCCGACTGCCGCGCTTCGACCTGGGACGCGATTTATTCGGCCATTCGCACCGCTGACCAAAAAACGGAAGGGGCAAGATAGTGGCCAAAGAAGAAACCATCTCGTTCAAATGCGACCCCGACTTCGCGGACTGGCTCCGCAAGGAATCCTTCGACCTCGACAAATCTGCTTCAGAACTCATTCGCGCCTGCCTCCTTCTCGGTATGCCCCAGGTGAAAGCACTCAGGGGTCTGGATCGTGTTTGTCTTGAGGATATCAGGAAATGAGCGCTGCGCGATACTATTTTAGTAATACGATGGAGGACGCATGAACGACGTACCCGAATCCGCCCAATCGCAACGTGAGCGCATCCTTGGGCACTTGAAGGAAGGGCTGCCGATCACGGCGCATAGGGCACTGTACGGGTATGGTTGCGCCAGACTCGCGGCCAGGGTGCACGACCTGCGCCAGCTTGGCTACCAGATCGAGAAAAGGATGGTGGAAGTGCCGACGAGGGATGGAAGGACGGCGCGCGTGGCGGAATATTTCATGGCGTAGGAATGAAAATGCCCCGCTATCCGGCCAGGATATTGAGCGGGGCACAAACCAAAAGGTAGGGAAACGATGTCAAAACAACAGAAGACTGTCAACCCATTTTTCGAGAAGGCGCTGCCGCAATCGCCAGAGGCGGAACGCGGCGTCATCGGTGGGTTGCTGGCGCGGCCAGACCTGTTTGATGAGGTCGCGGCAATCGTAGACAAGGAGGATTTCCACGACACGATTGCCCGTGAATGCTTCGTCGGCATGAAAGAGTGCGTGTCTCGCGGTGAGGCTATCAACGTCGTCACCCTCTACATTGTCTTGTCCGAATCAGGGTCGCAAATCACATCCATTCAGCTTTCCGACCTCATGCAAAACTCACCGCCTACCGGGACTGTCTCGCTTGCAAAAAAGGTCCGTGAACTCGCCGAGCGCAGGGCCGTCATGCACGCGTCAATCTGCCTGTTTGAGTCGGCCCAGAACGTGACGACACAGGTCAAGGACGCGGCGAACGAGGCAGCACGGCTCATTGACAACGTGCTTGCTGGACGATCCACAACGGGCCGTCAAGATCTGCGGGACATTGTGGCGTCGATGGTCGCAAAGGCCGAGAGCGGCGAACAGGTGCGCACGATTCTAACTCCTTACGAACAGCTAAATTTCATTACCGGCGGGCTTCATGCCGGGGAAATGATTACCCTTGCAGGTCGCCCTGGGACGGGCAAAACGGCGCTGGCGCTCAACTGCGCAACGTCGGCCATGTTTGCCGGGAACAAGGTGGGTTTTTTCTCACTTGAGATGAGTCAAGAATCTCTTGCGGAACGCATGTGCGCCGCGACTATGACGATCAACGCACAGGCTTTCAGGACTCGCAGATTCAACCCCGGCGAACTCGACCAAATACGCGAGTTCCAGAAGTACGCGGACAGGATGAGCGCCAAGGTGTTTGATTCGCCACGCGTAGACCCGGACATGATCCGTGCCGAGTGCCGGAAGTGGCGGCGCTCAATGGGCCTCGACCTTGTCATCATTGACTACCTCCAGCTTGTGCAACCCCTCTCCGGGAAAAAGGATTCGACTCGCGAACGCGAGGTTGCCGAAATCTCCCGCAGCATCAAACAGCTTGCCATCGAAATGGACATCCCTGTGATGCTTTTGGCCCAACTTAACCGCAGCGTCGAAAACCGCGAGGACAAGACGCCCCGCCTTTCCGACCTGCGCGAATCCGGCAGCATCGAGCAGGACTCGGACATGGTATGGTTCCTGTCGCCATGGAACACTGCGTCCGCCTCGCACCCCGTCGTGGACGTCAAGCTGACCGTCGCAAAGTCCCGTTCGTCATCCACTGGCGGCGTGATGCTCCAATACGTCCGCAAAAACCTGCGGTTTGACGAGGTGGCATGATGAGAGACTATTCCGCAGTCGTTCCGACCTTTTGGACTGGCAAGACTGGCCGTCAAATCCGCACACTTGGGCCAGAGTGTCAGGTCGCGGCGCTTTATCTGTTAACAAGTCCGCATTCAAACATGATCGGCCTCTACTACCTGCCGAAACTCTTTATTTCTCACGAGACTGGATTGACCATAGAAGGGGCTTCGAAGGCCCTTGCAAGCCTCTCCGAAGTCCAGTTTTGCACCTATGACGAGGACTCGGAGACGGTTTTTGTCCACGAAATGGCAAGATACCAGATTGGCGCATCGCTTGTTGCCACAGACAAGCGCGTCAAGGGCGTCGAGAATGAGCTTAAAAAACTTCATAACAACCCGTTGTTAAATGCTTTTTTAAGAAGATACGCCGAAGCATACCACCTTGATTTTGACGAAGAAGAAACAAGCCCCTTGGAAGCCCCTTCGGAGCCCCTACGAAGCCAGGATCAGGACAAGACAGGAACAGGACAGGAGCAGGAGGGAGCCCCTTCTGCCGCCGCCCCCGAGAATATTTCTTTTGTGCTCCAGATGCAGGGCGGGAAAAAGTACGTTGTCCCGGATGAACTGATTGCAGCGGCACGCGAGGCGTACCCCTTGGTGAGCATCGAGCGCGAAATTAAACGCGCTGCCGCATGGCTCGTGGCCAATCCGACGAAGCGCAAGAAAGACGCCCCTCGGTTTTTGAATAACTGGTTCAAAGGCGAGCAGGCTGACGCGGAGAAGCGCAAGGCCAAGGACGCGCCACCGGAAACCACAGGACGTCAACTCACAGACGAAGACCGCAAGCCAGCGAAATGGCTTCGGGAGGCGAAAATATGAACTCGTGCAAAACATGCGCATATTGCTTCGAGACGACACTCTCCGAAGTCGTGGCCGGTCATCCCGTCGTTGTCCGTCACTGCCACCGCTACGCGCCGCGACCGACAGAGGACCGTTGGCCCAAGGTGGATTTTAGCGAGTGGTGCGGCGAGTACGTCGAGAGGTGCGACTATGACCGCGCAGTCTGACCCCGTGACGAGTTGCACCAAGTGCCCGTCCTGGACCGGCAAGCAGTGCGGCCACCAAGTGCTCTACGGGCCGCAAGCGTGTTGGCGCAGGGACGGGAGGCCGGAGAGGTGTGTGGGATTGGACATGGGCGAGGGGTGGAGAAGCCCGTTTGAGGGAGGTGGGGAGGATGAATAAGCGCACGTTGGCACTAGGCCGCATGAAGGCCGGGAAGATGAACAAGACGGAAGAGGAATACGCCCAGCGCCTCGACGCCCTCAAGCACGCCGGTGAAATCGCGTGGTACAAGTTCGAGGGCCTGCGCCTGCGCTTGGGCGACGGGTGTGGATACACGCCGGACTTCGCGGTGATGAAGTCGAACGGACTGATGGAGTGCCACGAAGTGAAAGGAGCAAGGGCCATATTTCGCGACGACGCAAAGGTGAAGGTTAAGGTGGCGGCACAAATGTACCCCTTTAGATTCATCGTTGTTTACCCTGTCCCGAAGAAGAAGGGTGGCGGATGGGAAGTGGAGGAGTTCTAGGGCAGCCAAATTTCACAAACACTCTTGCGCTACACAATGCGAAAATCAAACAAGGGGCTAATCATGACCAAAGACACGTCGAGCAAAAGGAACACGCTAGAAACGCCTCAAACTGCAATCAAGGCGATCAGGGCGAAATGCCTCGATTGTTCCGGCGGGAGCGCAAACGAAGTGCGGCTGTGCGAACTGAAGCACTGCCCGCTGTACAAGTTCCGTTTTGGCAGAAATCCCAACATCAAGCGCGAAATGACGGACGAACAGCGGCAGGCGGCTGCGGCCAGGCTGGCGAAGGCGCGGGAAGCGCGGGAGGTGGCGTAGTGGATAGGGATTCGATGCCGAGCTTTCCGGCGAGGACGAGGTGGGAGGAGACGGCGCAGATGCGGATGGAGATGATGGACGACTTTTTTAAGCCGGAGTTCACCGAGGAGGTGGACGTCGACCCGGTAAACCATCCGGCGCACTACAAGGCGTATCCCGTCGAGGTCATCGACATCATCCGCCACGTACTCGGTGACGAAGGGTTCCGCGCCTACTGCATCGGGAATGAGTTGAAATATCGTCTCCGGGCCGGGGATAAGGGCGATGCGGCGCAGGATATAGCGAAGGCCATGAAGTACCGGGAATTTCGGGAGGACCAATGCGGACAGTAACAGCAGTGGCAGTCCATAGATGCGGCGATAGCCCTGTGTTCGGGGAGTCTGTGACAACGGTGCGGCTTGAGGACGAAGCTGCCGGGCCGTACCTCATCGTCGAGCAGAGTCAGGACGCGGGGCTGATGCAGTTGCGGTTGGACTTGGATGAACTGTGCGAAATCACGGACGCAGCGCGGTGGCTGCTGGAACAGCCGGGTGCGAAGGGGGGAAAATGAGCGGAATATCACAGGCTGACGCATTCGACATGCTGGCGCGGAGGCTGGAGCACGCGAGGAAGGAACATCCGGTGTTTGCGCATACAATGGTTCAGGCGGTTTATGTCGTAAACGATGAAACACTGGAAATGATAGATGCTCTGGACCAATCGACCGCCCGTGTCCTCGACGAAGCCCTCGACGTTGCGGCTACGGCCATGCGGCTGGTGATGGGGGAGGTGGAAGGGTGAGGCGCGTTGTAATCGTTTCCGACCTTCACTCCGGCCACGTCGCAGGCCTCACGAACCCGGCGTGGTGGCTACCCGAGGACACGCCGGGGCATCGTGGCGTTTTCGCGCAGCAGCAGCGTGCAATGTGGCGTTGGTATTGCGATACTATCGGCAAACTGCAACCCGTGGACACGCTCATCGTCAACGGTGATGCGATAGACGGCAGGGGTACGCGCTCCGGGTCAACGGAACTCATCACGTCCGACCTCAAGGGGCAGTGCATGATGGCTGCGGCTGCGATCAAGGAGGCGCTGGCTGATAATGTGCGTATAGTGGCCGGGACGCCATATCATTCGTCACCAGATGGAGAGGATTGGGAAGAGGTGCTGGCCGACATGGTAGGAGCGCACCCCATGACGGGCCACTTGTTCCTCGACGTGGACGGCGTGGTGTTCGACTGCAAGCACAAGGTTGGTTCGTCCAGTGTCCCGCACGGACGGCATACGGCAATCAGCCGGGAGAGGCTGTGGAATGTCCTGTGGCACGAACGCCAGGGCGCACCCAAGGCAGACATCATCATCCGGTCCCACGTCCACTATCACGAGTTCAGCGGCAACCCCACCCACCTAGCGATGACTACCCCTGCGCTGCAAGGGTTCGGGAGTAAGTACGGGGAGCGGCAGTGTAGCGGCATCGTGGACATCGGGTTCGTCCACTTCGATGTGGAGGGCGGAAAGTGGAGTTGGCAGGCGCATTTGTTTCAACCGCAGATTGATTTGCTCAAGAGGTGAGAATGAATCATTCCCCAAGCGTGACGAGGTGTGAGGTTGATTTTTCGGGGCTGCTTGAGGCCATGCGAAAGGAAGAGGCGAGCGTTGGGCTTACCACGAAGGAGATTGCAAAGCAGATTGGCAAGAGCCGCGAGAAGACGCGGGAGATTATAGCGGAGGCTATGGAGCTTGGGCTTGTGACTGTCACGGAGAAGCCGGGGAAGCGCATAGACGGGAGGCCGACGACTGTTCCGGCGTATGTCATGGAGGTGCGGCAGTGATAGAACAGGAACGCCTAGACATCATTCGTCACGCCGTCGCCGCCGTGGGTGAGGCCGTGGATTACGATAGGGAAAGCGGGGTTGTGTGCCCCGCGTGCGGGGTGCAGCATCCACCGAAGGGGGCCGGGGTCACACGCACAATGGCGTGGTCAAGGGGGATGCGGGAGCGTTACCACAGATGCCCCCTGTGTCATTGCTCGTTTCGGAGCGTCGAAAGCAATTAGGGTTATCCTCACGGGTAGCCCTTTTTCTTTGCATGTTTTCTAATATAGAAACAGTGCATCTTCACTTTATCCCACTACCTATGAGATACTGGATTTATGGACGCACGCGAAATGCTTGATCTGTACCTATATCGTGAGGCCGAGATTGCCCTTACCGGCAAGCAACCGAAGGTACACGATGACGCACCAATCAAGCCGAGCGCGTTTGTCAAGTGCGACAGGTGCGGCACATGGTCTGCTGGGCATGAGAGAGAGTGCCCCTTTTGTTTTCTGAAATGGGGCGCGTAAGTGGAAGCAATTATCTCCGAACTTTTGCGGCAACTGCCGACAACTGGCCTTATCCTGCTTGCACTGGGTTTTGGCATCAAGGCCATACTCAACGAAGTTGCCACCGTGCGCCGCCGCATGGATTGTTTCGAGACATCACAACATGCCTGCCAACTTGAAAACGCAAAGTGCTTTGCCACAAAAGACGAACTGCACGAAGTGGAACGCGGCCTGGCTGGTCACGAGTCAAGAATTTCGAGGCTTGAGGGGCGGCAATGATAAATTTCGACCTGCTGCAAAAAGACCTCATCCGTGACGAGGGGTGGCGCAACGAGCCGTATAAATGCACGGCAGGGCACTGGACTATCGGCGTTGGGCACAGGCTTTCACCGTCGGAACTCCCGGAGGCCATGAACGGATGGACGGACGAGAAGGTAAAGAAAACGCTGCTTCAGGACATCCACATCGCCCTGCGCGGCGTGGAACAAATTTTCGGCAGGACACGCTTCCTCTCGTTCTCGGAGCCACGCCAGAGGGCCTTGGTGAATATGTGTTTTCAGCTTGGAGCGGGCGGCTTGAGTGGTTTCCGCAGGATGATTGCAGCGATATACGCTGACGACTGGTCCAGGGCATACGACGAGGCGTTAGACAGCAAGTGGGCGAAGCAGACGCCAGCACGCGCCTTGCGGGTGGCGTGGATGATACTGGAGGGATGATGCGAGATTTTATTCAGTGCATGGCGATGGTTGTTCTGTACTTCACGCTTTTAGCCCTACTCCCGGCCTGTTCGACAATTTCTATTACATCCCCAGACGGATTCGTTGGGCGATATTCTCGCGTTGGCAATCAAGATATTTCCGGCCTGCGCATGGAGAAAAGCGCGGATGGGCTTTATCGTTTTGTGCTGGGTGAGAAATCCTCTGACTCGAGCAACCTTCTTGAGATTATTCGCGGGTTGGTGACGAAATGAACGTGACGTTTTCGCCACTGCTCATTGAGGTCTTGCCGGATGGCCGAAACTATAAACTCACTGCCGACTTTCGCGCACGGGTTGGGGAGTCGCGGTTCATCGTCCCCGCTGGCTTTGTCACTGATTTTGCCAGTGTGCCGCGTGGGTTGTGGAACCTTTTTCCGCCACACGGACGATACAGCAAGGCCGCTGTTCTCCATGATTACCTGTACCGTGTCAGCAAATTGAGCCGCAAGCGGTGCGATGAGATTTTCCTTGAGTGCATGGAGGCGTTGGGCGTGCCGTGGTGGAAGCGTACTGCCATGTACTACGGCGTGAGGCTGGGCGGAGGGTTTTGCAGGTGAAGATACTCAACTTTTCTGAACTTGTAAGAGAAATATACAAGACCGACCTGCGCTTCTACTCCGTGCTTGGCGTCATCGTCCTTGCAATCCTCGTCATTGGTGGCGCGACGTACAAGGATATTGCCAATCTTTTCATCATCCTGTTCGGCCTCTAACCCCCGCCCCGCCTCCTGTGCGGAGGTGATCCAGACATCATACCGGGAGGCGGGCAATTTTCAATCAGCCGAGCGCAGATTTTCAAACGGACGGAATCTCCCTTTGCAGGGCGGAAACACCCGACGCGCCGGGGGTGGGTAAGCCCCCGGCAACTTACCATGCAGATACACTACCTCGCATCATACCCCTACGAACTGTGGCCGCTCATCATCGAACTAGATGATGGGTGGCTTGTGGAGTGGTGGACGGGGGAGTGTCCGGGTGAAGGAACAGCATGAAGATACAGGACACCGTAATTCACTGCCCAAGATGTGGGGGGTACGTCACGCCAGAAGTACAATGGAATCCAGATGCGCAGGATGTTTGGAAGTGTTGGAATTGCGGCGAAACGTCCGATAACCACTACTATTTTTTAAGTCTCCGCAAGGAGCCGTCACGGGTAGATAGCGAATCCAGCCCGTGATGTCTGAATGTCAATTTTAGGGGCTAGTCCGGCCAGACGAAGAGGAGCTTCCCGACTCCCTGCCCCTGACCTCTCTTCGGGAGTCTGCCACGGGAGGCAACATGCCGCTTATCTCAAGCATCTACGCCAGTATTGCATCCGTCAAACCTCGTCGGTCCAAGAAGAAGGCCGGGGGGAAAAAGAAGCGCAAGAAGTCAGTCTTGCAAACGATGCCATACAAAGATTTCCTCAAGACTGACTACTGGCAGAAAGTACGAGAGGCGAAGTTTGCACAGGTGGGCCGCAAGTGCCAGATCTGCGGATGCACGGAGCACCTTGAAGTCCATCACCGGCATTACAAGTACAGGGGCCGTGAACTCCACCACCTTGGTTGCCTCATGGTCCTGTGCCGCAAACACCACCAGCTTGTGCATGACACGAAGTGAAGAGGTGGGACTTGGAGCGCATCATTCTTGAGTCTGGAGTGAGCGACAACGCCAAGATCGTAGGACTTGTGGCTGTTCGTCATTGGTCGGCGCGTTATGATTGCGCACGGATAACCATGAAACGGTTCATGGATGAGTCCGGTGGCAAGAGCAAGTCAACGGTGACACGGGCCATGAACGAACTTGTTAAGGCTGGAATATTTGTCCGCATCCGCACGGGCAGGTCGTCCATATTTCGGCTAGGCGAGTACGCAAAAAATCAAACTCACATGACCAATAGTGGAAGTGTCAAAAGTGATACTTCTCAAAAGCCAAAAAAGCCCATTGTCCCCCGTACCGGAACGCGATTCAAGGAGTTCTGCCCCCGTGAAGACTCCACCGAGGAATGTGGTGAAAGGTACGTCAAGGATTGGGAACTGGTGTTAGGATTCTGACCGTGCTGAAACTTACCGCAGAAGTGAAAGAGGACATCCTGTTGCGGCTTGCTAATGGCGAGTCGCTTCGGTCTGCGTGTAAGCACCACGACATTCGACATTCTGCGTGGCTGTGGGCGGTGCAGAACGACGCGGAGCTTGCTGACCAGTACGCGCGCGCGAAGGAAATCGGCCTTGACGCAATGGCTGAAGAGATTCTCGAAATTTCCGACGATGGTTCAAACGATTGGATGGAGCGCACGGGCAAGGACGGTGAGTCTGTGGGGTGGGCGCTCAACGGTGAGCATGTCCAGCGTTCCAAGCTCCGTGTTGACGCCCGCAAGTGGCTGCTCTCCAAGATGGCCCCAAAGAAGTATGGCGATAAGGTGCAGCAGGAGATTTCGGGCGGTGATAAGCCCGTCAACGTGGTGTTTCGATGGAAGGAATGACGCAGGTCATCGAAATCGACTACAAGCCGCGCCCCAAACAGCTTGACATGCACCACGGCCTAGCCGCGCATCGTTGGGCCGTAGTCGTAGCGCATCGCAGGTTCGGGAAGACGGTGTGCCTGCTGAATCACATGCTGGCTGACGCGCTGAACTGTAAGAAGGTGCGCCCGTTTTTCGCCTACCTCGCTCCCCTATACACGCAGGCTAAAACCATCGCATGGGCATACCTTAAGCACTACACAAGCGTTATCCCCGGCGTGAAGGTGAATGAGTCGGAACTGTGGGTGGAGTTCCCGCACAATCAGGCGCGTATCCGTCTGTTCGGCGCGGACAACCCCGACTCCCTGCGTGGCCTGTACTTCGATGGCGTAGTCCTTGACGAGTTCGGGGATATGAAGCCCGAAGCGTATGACGCGGTTATCCGCCCTGCGCTGTCTGACCGTAAGGGGTGGGCAGTGTTCTGCGGTACACCAAAGGGCCACAACCGATTCCACGAACTCTACCTGTACTCGCTGTCCGATCCCGAATGGTTCTCTGCCATGTACCGGGCCGACGAGACGGGCGTAATCGACGCGGACGAGTTGGAGAGCGCCAAGAAGCAGATGAGCGAGAACCTGTTTAGGCAGGAATACCTCTGCGACTTCGACGCCTCTTCCGATGACGTTCTAATCCCCCTGTCCCTCATCACCGAAGCCTTCGACCGCCCAATCGGCTACCACCATATGCCCGCCGTAATGGGCGTTGACGTAGGCATGAGCCTATCCGGTGACGCATCGGCAATCGTAGTCCGCCAGGGCGGCGTCATCACCTACATGGATGAGTTCCGCCTGGACGACACGCTTCAGATTGCTGGCAAGGTGCGCGACGTAGCCAAGGCCGTGGGCGCTATTGCCGTCTATATCGATGGGATTGGATGGGGCGCAGGAGTAGGGCACACGCTGTCCGGTTGGGGCATCCCGACGCATAGCGTGAACGTGGGTGAGGGCGCGTCGGCGGGTGAGAGTTTCAACCGCTTGCGCGATGAACTGTGGTGGAAGTGCAGGGAGTTCTTTCAAGAACGTCAGTGCTCCATCCTTGAATCCAAGCACCGCAACAAGCTAGCCGCTGAACTGTCCAGCCCCACATACGGCTACACGCCAGCAGGCAAGACGAAGGTTGAGGGCAAGGACGAGATGAAGAAGCGCGGCGTGCCGAGTCCTAACCTAGCCGATGCCTTGTGCATGACGATGATGTGGCAACCGCCTGTGGCTATTGTTCAGAATCATCAGAAGCCGAGACGGTTGGCTTGATTAGTGCGCTAGTCGGCCTTTCGTAAATCGCCAGCCGAGCCGCCTTATATGTTTCAGTTAGTTCGTCAGGAACGCGCTCGTCATATGCTTCGTACATTGCGCAGGCGTAGTCAAAATAATGCGAAACTTCAACATACCATTCCGCGACATCGTAGGCCCTTTCAAGGTTGCGTTCAAGTTGGGCATATGAAGTTCTTGAGCATCGTTCGCACTGTGTAAAAGCGTTTGGCTCGTCCATCACAAAACACCTTTCGCCTTGTTGTAAATGCTTCCATCTCCAGCCGTACCGTCTTCCCATGCGTCTATGAAGTCAGAGACAAAGGACTCAAGTTCTTTTATCCTTGCTTCAGCCTCAAACGCATCTATATACGGCCACGCTGGCGCTGACTGTTCTTCGTCAAACACATCTGCCTGCCCATTATTGTACCGCACAAGCCAAATAGTTTTCATTTAGCACCTCCGTTTTCTTCCATGCACTATATACAAACCGACAAATATTTTCAAGGCTAAACAATGGACGCAAAGAAATTAGCAAGCCTTTTTGATAATCCCAACTTTGCGAAATGGTTTGGTAAAAGCAAGGTCGTGGACAAAGACGGATTGCCGCTCAAGATGGCGCATTGGACAGATAGAGATTTTGACGTGTTCGATACGTCCGACAAAATAATGGACATGAGCATCCCGCACAATCGTGGAGACAACATTGGTTCTTTCTTCTCGTCCTCAAAGAATAGCGGAAAGTATTTTGGTAAAAAGAAGATAGACGCATATCTGTCCATGCAGAAACCGAAGGTGTTCGAAACACAGGACGACTTTAGGGCGTTTCTGCGTGAGAACTTCGCGGAAGATCCGGAAACGCTTACTTCCCCAGCGCGGTTTTCTAACGATTCGCGGGCGAAACTTGAGGCAGATGGTTTTGACGGTGTGATAATCAAGAAGCCCATGTTTTCCGGAAAGAATAGTAAGGAACAATGGGCAATCGCCTTTGAGCCGACACAGATCAAGTCCGTTCACAACGACGGTTCTTTCGACCCGACGAACCCCAACATCTACAAATCGGCCCTTCCTTACGCCGTAGCGGGTGGCGGCCTCATGTCCGCCCTCTCCCCCTCTGACGCTGCCGCTATCGAATCCATACGCGCCAAGGATGCCCCGCTAGAGGAGGCATGGAACCCGGTGGAGGCGTTCGGCGGTGGACTCGGCGGTGGGCTACGCGCTGCACTGGCGGGGATTGTACCGGATGGCATGATGGATTGGGCGATTAACGGGCTAATGTCCGGGGGTAAATAGTGGCAAAAAAGATACACATTTCTGACGACGAAATCCGCGACATCATCTCCCCTGAGCTTGACCGCGCGAAGGATTGGCAGACGCAGCTAAGTGACGAGCGCAGGCGTTGCCGTGAACTCTACGACATGATGCCCTTGGGCAACGAGGTCGATGGGTTCAGCCAGACGGTTGAGTCCACCGTGTTTGAGGTTGTGGAGTGGCTGAAGCCTGGTCTTGCCGACATCTTCACGCACGAGGACTTCTTCACCGTCAAGATGAAGAACGCGGACCAGGCTGACCGTATCAAGGACATCGTGCGGCATCAGTTGTTCACGCAGCAGGAAGGGCCGAGGATCGTTAGGGACTACCTCGACAGCGCGTTGAAATACCACTTTTCCGTGCTCAAGGTGTGCTACGCCGAAGAGTTTGACGAGGTTGAGGAGGAGTACGAGCGCCTGTCCCTGGAAGAGGCGCAGATGCTCGAAAACGCTGGGGCAGATTTCGCCAAGTATGACGAGGTGCAGGGCGTAGACGCGATGGGTCAGCCGGTGATGTGGCTGGAAAACGTAAAGGTCATCCGTAAGGAAATGAAGTTCCGTGGCCCGAAGGTGATGCCCGTCCCCCCGTGGGAATTCTTCATCTCCCCCGGTGCAAAGTCCATCGACGAGGCCCGTGTGGTCGCCCATTGCGTCCCCCGCACGCTCCACGACATCAAGGTTGGCGAGAATAGCGGCATTTACAAGAAGGGCTCGTTTGCGAAGCTGAGGGACAAGGCTGGCGAAGCGAGAGAGCTTCCCGAATACACCGACGAGAAATCCCACATTTACGAGCAGGATAACCTGTCCATTGACGAGGTTGTCACCAATTCCAGCGACGTAACCGCCGCGCACAAGAGCGCCATCCCCTCCCGTAGAATCGACGTGTGGGAAGTCTATACGTCCCTCGACATCGACAACGACGGCCTCTTGGAGCCGGTGATTGTGCGCATGGCTGAAGACGAGATTCTGGCGATTGAGGAAAATCCCTACAAGCGCCCCCCGTTCCGCGCTGGCCGACTCATCGAGATTTCGCACAGGTTTGAAGGCCGTGCGCTGCCGTTGGTGCTGGAAGACGACCAGAAGGAACTGACCAACCTTTCCCGCCTGTTCGTGGATTCAGCCGCAGAATCGGCCTACGCCACGGCTGTGACCAACGATCAGGGCTTCATGCAGCAGTGGGCGCAGAGGGCAATCGGTGACTGCTTGTTTGTCCAGGGCAACCCCTCGGATAAGGTGCATTTCGAAAGGTCCCCCGCAGCCGACCCCAACGTGCTCAAGGCTATCGAACTCAAAGAGGGCAAGGTAGAGCGCAAGTCTGGCGTGTCTCGCTACAATCAGGGCATTGACGCAGACTCCCTCAACAAGACCGCCACCGGTATTTCCATCATTTCCAGCGCAGGCCAGCAGCGCCAGAAGTTCGGCGCACGCATCCTTGGTGAACCGTTGGCCCATGTCATCCGCGACATGATTCGCATCAATAAGATGTGGCCTCCGTACCTTGAGGACGCCGACCTTCAGCCCGAACCGGGTTTGTTCGACTCGCAGCTTTCCATTGAGATCGAGGTTGGCGTGGGGCCGCAGGACCGCATGGCGCAGAGCCAATTCCTTTCGCAGCACCAGATGTGGCTAACCGGGTTTGCTATCCCGCAGGGCCTCGCAGGGCCGGAGCACTCCATCAAGTGTCAGGCCAAGATTGGCAAGCTTCAAGGCGTCCCATTCGACGACCTCATGCGCAGTCCCGAGGAATTGGACGGCGTGAAGCAGATGCAGCAGCAGATTCAGCAGATGGGCCAACAGCTTGAGCAGATGCAGGGCCAGACGCAGGAAATGCAGAAGTTCGTGCAAAAATTGCAGCAGGAGAAAGCGCAGCTTGAAATGAAGGCTAGCGCCAAGTCACCCGAAATCGAACAGATGAAATTGCAGGCCGACATGCAAGTGGAACGCGCCAAGATCGAAGCTGACATGACAATCGAGCGTGAGAAGATGGCAATGGAGGCGCAGTTGAAGCGTGAACAGATGGGCCTTGATGCGCAGATGCAGGCGTTGCAACCAACAGTCCAGCAGGCGCAGGAGGTTTAGTGGAGAACATAACGCGATTCAACCAGATTTCGGGAGTTTGACATCCACATCCAGTTGGACGCCTTTGGCTCCGAAGAGAAATACTCCAAGAGGTAATATGCCACCCCGTAAGAAGAAAATTGAGGCCGAAGAGGTCAAAATCGAGCAGTCTGATGCGATCCTGCGCGGCGAACAGGCCAAAGAGTTGCTAGAGAATGAATATTTCCTCGGCCTCATCGAGCGCATGGACGAAACGTATAAATCGGAAATTTTGTCCCTACATCCGAACAAGTCTGAACGGTTTGTCTCGATTCAAGAGCGCCGTCAGGGCCTCCACGACCTGCGCGGGAGCATCATAGGCGACGCGGAGATGGGGCGGAAGGCCCTTGCACAGGCGCAGGGCAGCGAACAAAAAACGGGCCGTGTGGCCTAGCGAGGTGATACATGGGCGCAATCAGGAATCTTGTACAGGTCAAAGACGCGAACCGGGAAGTTGTCCCCGGCTCTGCCCCTTCCGGCGGGTACGTTGACTGTCGGGTGCTGGCCGCATCCACGCACGAATCACACACTGTCCCGGAGGGCGCAAAGCATGTGCTCGTTACCGTGACGGGCAATACGTTCATCAACATCGGTGGAACGGCCACCGTCCCGGCTGCGGACATTACAGACGGCACTTCGTCCGTTCTGTGCGTCAATGCCGTGCCGCGTGTGTTCGCCCTTCACGGCGCATCGGCCATTGGCATCATCGCATCCGCAGTCCAGACCGTGACGTTGGAGTTTTTCTCGTAACATGAACGTCCGCAAGCGCAAACGCTTACAGCGGAAACTTCAATACTCCCCGCAGCGTGTCGCGGCTATCCTCTGTCAAGAGAAGCGCAACTGCAAACGCCGACGCACGCACAAATAATCGGCCATAACATCGGCCAAACCCCCACCTAGTTTTCCCCGCAGCCCCCGCTGCACAACACACCACAAGCCTTTCCGATGCGGCAACCAGCCGCGTGCATTGCCGCGTTTGAGAGCAATGGAGAATTTACATGACAGAACTCATGCAGTCCACCGAGATGCCGCATGAATCGGGCGACGAACAGTCTTTTGACGCCGTTCCGATGTCCGAAACCGAGATTGGGTCCATGTTTGACGAACCCGAAGCCGAGTCCGACGAGTCCGTAACGGAACAGCCGGAAGAAGAGGACGCCCCGGAGGCTGAAGAGGCCGCCCCGGAAGAGCCCCCGATCCCCGCCCCGTCTAACTGGTCGGAACTGGACAAGGAAGAGTTCGAGAAACTGCCCCGCCCCGTGCAGGAAAAGATCGTAGCGAGAGAGAAGGAACGGGACGCCTACCTGACAAGGAAGACGCAGGAGATAGCCGAGAAGTCGCGCTCTGTGCAGTCCCTTGAGGTGTTAGGCGAGGCCCTGCGGAACGACCCCGGCCTGCGTGCGCACCTTGAGGCGTACAAGCGCCAGGAGGCTGCACAGCCCGAACCGCCTGCCGACCCGATAGAGCGCATTGCGTGGGAGGCCGAGCAGCGGGCGCTTGCCAAAGTGCAGGAGCAGTTAGCTCCGGTGATGCAGCAGATGCAGCACAAGCAAGCGATTGACGCGACCCTGGCGATTGTCAACCGCGACCCGCACAAGGATGCCGTCTATGGCGAGATTGGGAAGATGCTTGAGGCATTGCCCCCCACCCTGCGCCAGCAGACGTATCAGCGCCTTGATTCCGACCCGCAATTCTTCTCCACTACCTACGATCATTACCGCCAACAGGTGACGAGCCGCCCCGCCCCCGCGAAGGAGGTGGAAGCCCCGGCCCCCACACCCGTTGAGAGAAAGACCAAAGCCCCGCGACTTGAGGCCCCCGGCGCAGAGACGCCGCAGGAGAGCACCAAGAAGCGGTTCAAAGAACTCACCTCCCGCGCCCGTGGTGGCGACACTACCGCCCTCGGTGCGCTCTTTGATCTATAGGAGATCACACAATGCCTGACGTAAAAAGTACCACTTATACCACCAACATGGATAAGTCTCTGGCCGAGGAAGTTGACAAGATTATCGCCAACATCGCCCCGACTGACACCCCCTTCATCTCCATGATCGGCAGCGCGAACTGCGAATCTACGAACCCCAAGTGGCTGGAAGATACGCTCGGTGACGCCGCCGCCAACAAGCAGGTTGAAGGATTCGACGCCGTTGCCGCTGAAATCGTCCCGCCGACTGAACTCTCCAACTACACGCAGATCATGGCCAAGGTGTTCATGGTCACTGGCAGCTTGGAGGAGGCCAAGAAGCACGGGCGCAAGTCCGAGCTTGCCTACCAGACCGGCCTGCGCATGAAGGAACTGGCCCGCGACCTGGAGTGGAACGCCATCAACTCCACCAAGGCTGCCGGTGACGGCTCCACCGCCCGCGCTATGGACGGCCTGTTGGCCTTCGCTGATTCTGGCAATACCTATACCTTCGGCGGGTCCGCTGTTGCCAGCAATATCATCACCGAGGCCCTGCTGAACGACATCCTCCAGGCCATGTGGGAGGCCGGTGCTAACCCCGACACTGTGCTTGCCCCGCCTGCACAGAAGCGCAAGATTAGCGCGTTCACTGACGCTGGCCGACTCACCATCAACGCCAATGCGGACCAGAAAAAGGTCACTATGACCGTCCGCATTCTTGAGACCGACTTCGGAACCGTCGCCATCGTGCCCGAGCGTTTCATTGCCGCTACCGGCTCCGATCCCTTCTACGACACGCTGGCCGTGTACGAGAAGGGCAAGCTCGACGTGCTGACCTTCCGTCCCGTGAAGCGTGAGGAACTTGCCAAGACCGGCGACTCCACGAAGTACATGCTGGTGGCTGAAAAGTCCCTGCGTTGTCGCAGCAAGAAATGTGTGGGCAAGATTACCAATCTGTCCCGCGTTTCGTCCTAACCACAACGGGGTGGGTGAGTAAAATTGCCCACCCCATTGAGTAAAAAAGGGGGCACTACGCCCCCTCTCTCCGCACTGCCTACGCGATAAACAGCGCGTACAAATTTCCCGCCTTTTACATCCCCCGCCTCACACCCGCAACAGGTGCAGCATGGAAAATCATATCTTTATCGAAGACACTGGCAAGGGCATCACGAAGAAAAAACAGTTCAAGCGCGTCACCACTTACGACGCCGCCCTCATCCGCGATATGGCGACGTATCAGCGCGAGTTCGGCAAGAATGGGTTCTCGAAAGAGCGTTCCCACCGCGTAATTGGCGAAATCCCCCTGCCGGAATTTCTCGCCATGCAGGCGCAGGCGCAGGCGCACGGCGATGAACTCACGGGCAAGGACTTGCGGGACTATCTGCGCGAAAACCCGGAGTATATGACCGTTCGGGCGTTCAAGACGCATGGCGGGAATCCGAATATCATCATAAAGTGAGGGGCAAATGCTCGTCTCCGACCTTCTCTCATACGTCCGCCGTGGCCTCGGCTCCTCCGCCTCATCCCGCTGGGAGGACGCGGACATCATTTCCGCTGCGCAAGTCGCAACCGTCCGCGCACAGGGTATCCTTCAGCGCAACAACATCGCCTTCGGACGCACATCCCACGAATTCACCACCGTGTCAGGAACGCAGTCCTATGACGTACCCGGTGACCTTGCCGCCGTCTATGGCGTGTGGAAGCGCGGTAGTACGCCCATGCAACTGCGCCACATCACCATTGACGAATGGGAAAGCATCATCACGGCGCGTGAGGCTACGGTGTTCGCTATCGACGGTGAGTCGCTGAAGATAGCCGGGACGCCGCAGAGTGCCATCTCCATGGTGCTCCACTACTGGCCTATAGCCCCCACGCTGTCCCTGTCCGGTTCGACGCCGTGGAATGGGCGTCTTGACTACGTCATCGGCGATTACTGCCGTGCTCGGCTGTATAACAACGACGAGATGGAAGTCAGCCAGGACATTCAGCTTTTGCAGGACTTGGAAAACAACATCGTTAGCCAGTTTAGCGAGATGGCCCCGAAAATGGTTACACGGCGCGGATGGTTGGTGTAGGAGGCGATAATGGGATTCATGGACCTGTTCAATCAGGGCGACATACGGGACAAGCTCTATGCCGCCGCCGAGAAGTCGAACATTCCGCAGGGTGGCGTAACTGGCGCAGCTTTCCACGCGCTGTTCCCACAGGGCTTGGGCAACATGCTCTTTGGCCGCAACCCTGAACCAGTGCCCGCGCTGAACACCCCGCAAGGCACGCAGTACATGGCCGACTTGGCGCAGAACATGGCCGTGCCGGGTACGTTCATCGGCCCCAAGGGCATGAGCAACCTGATGGGCGATGACGTAGCGCGTGGGCTTATGTCGTCCGCAGAGGCGAAGCTAGCGCAGGGCGTGCCGAGGGAGGAAGTGTTTAGGGAACTTGGCGTGTTCAAGGGACCGGAGGGGAAGTGGAGATATGAGATTGATGATACGCCGTCGTACATAAACAAGAACCGCTTTGAACGTGGCGTTGGCGAGGGGATAGATGGCGAATATGCAATTCTCAACCACGACGAACTTTCCCGCGCATATCCAGAGTTTAGCGGAATAGATTTCCATCGCGCCGAAGGCTCTGGCTCCGGTAGTTTTAGAGAGGGCGTTCCTGCTACGGACGAATACTTTGGGCAATCCCCAGAAATCAGGATTAACGCCAGCGACATGGGGCAAGCTCGTTCAACTGGCCTCCACGAACTCCAGCACGCCGTGCAGGGGCGAGAGGGGTTTGCGGCGGGGGGAAGTCCGCAGGGAATGGCTAGGCTAATTGAGAACCCGCTTACCGAAGGCGAAATATTGCGCAAAAGTGACGTGCTGAACGAGTTACTAGCCGAAAAGATGCGTAGAGCAGTTGGTGTCGGTGAGCCTCATCAAAAATACTCTAGGCTCTCTGATGACGGGTTGGAACGTGGGATAAAGAGCATTGAAGAGGAACTCAAGAACCAAAACCCCATTGATATGTATAACAGGCTTGCCGGGGAGGCAGAATCACGCGAAGTGCAGGGCAGAATGAATATGGACATGGTTGAACGCCGCTCACTGTTCCCTAACTACGCAACAAGAACAGATTTAATCATTCGCGGCCTGATGAACCCGTAGCGTTGTCTGCAAGCATCTGCTCTAATTTATCGACTATCTTGGCGTGTCTGTTATTGAAATCATCCTTCTTGCCATAATACCAGCCTGACGACTCCCTCTCACTGGCATACGCCAATAGCTGCCTAATTTCTGCCTTTGTAAATTTCGTTTTCATGCCATACACTATACCCAAGTCACCTACAAAATACAAGGTGAATAATGCCCAAACGCTCCTCAAAACACGCCACACTCGACCGCCGCATGGTAGTGCCCACGCAGGGCATGAACCTAGCCGCGCCCGCGAACGCTATTGGCGACAACGAGTTGTCCCGCGCCTACAACTGGTGGTACGAACCGGAACGCGGCCTGTGCGTCCGTCAGGGCTTGGCGCGTGAAGACGTTGCGGCCCTTGCGAACCCGATTGTAGCCCTTCACCCCTACGTTGACGCTACGGGCACTTTACGCATGTTGGCCGCTAGTAACGGCAAGCTGTACGAGCGCAACGACGACGCTTGGGATGAGGTGGTTGCCACTGTTGACACCGATGTCCATGTGAGTATGGTGACATTCAACGGCGCGTGTCTCGTTGCAGACGGCTCCGCTACGTCAGGCATCCTCAAGTACGACGGGGCCACAACCTCGTATGTCACCGGCTCACCAGCCGCCCCCCTGTGCATCACGTCTCACGCTAACCGCGTTGTGTGTGCCTCCGCTTCTACACCCGATTACGTCTATTTCTCAGGCCCGAATGACTACACGGACTGGGCAACAGTAGCCCCTGGTGCTGCGCTCACTATCGCCGCTGGATTCGGTGACGGCTATACTATTACAGGACTCGCGACGATATACGACGCCCTGATAGTCAGCAAGGTGAAGCGCGACACGGACGGGAATATCGTGGGCCGCCGCATGTATGCCATATTCACGGCTGGCGACCCCGCGAACTGGTCCGTTAAATTGATCAGTTCCGAGAACGCGGCCATGTTTCCCGGCGCGATGGTGGCTGTTGGCGAGATGGCATATCTTCTCGACACGAATGGGTTCAAGGCTGTCAGCCCAACCCCGAACGGCCAGTACGGCGATATTGCCGTCGATCCGCTCATCGGCGCACGAGTCAAGAAGTTCGCGGCCACCTACGCCAGAAGCGCAACGGCTGCGCTCGTCACCTACGTTCCATCTCTCGCCCAAGTCTGGTGCGTCATGGACGGCCTCACCTCGTCCAGAATCTTCATTTGGCATCCGGTCCAGGGCGCGTTTACGATCCTCGATTTCGGCCAATCCTTCGTGCCCTTCGCCATCACGGAGGTGGGACAGACGGTCTATCTCGCTGGCAATGACGGGTATCTCTATACATTCCAGAACCGTGGAACCGACGAGTACGGCGAGACCCCGACACCCATCTATGCGACCCTTCGCACCCGCGTTTTCGAGGGCTTGGGCGGCGATCTCATTCTGAAGAAGTGCAAACTGGTCATGGAAGCCCTGTTGACCTCGGACGTACTGTGTGAAGCGTACCTTCCCGAAGAGGTCAAGCGCATCACCGTGGGCACGGCGTCAATAGGCGATGGCGCGGCGAGTACACCCGTGTATGAGGCCGTGGATGACGTGGTGAACGCGACATACCTTCTGGCCTACGGCGAACAGCTTGTACAGCCGATTTTCTACGCCGGGCCGAGGGCGATCTCGATGTGTATTCAAGTCCGCGTCATCGGCGGGCGCGTCACCATGAACTCAATTACCGCAGAGTTTGCGGTGGTGGGGAGGTAATATGGCTGGATGGGAAAATGCGTGGCAAGGCGCGGGACTTATGAACCCATGGGGCGGTGCGTGGGGTATGCAACCGCAGAACATAGCGGATACGCTCGTGCGCGAACAGGTCGCCCCGGCCATGGGCGTGGATGCGAATAGCGGCATGGGCTACGCGGCCCCCGGTGATCCGAATGCCGCTGCGCAGACCTCGCAGGCGACGAAGGACAGGGTGCGGGATTCGTTGACGGGTTCTCTCGGTAGAAGCGTGGGCCGCGCAGGGCTGAACGCTGGCCTTGGGCTTGCGCTCGGTATGCCAACGGACATGATCGGCGGTGCGCTTGCCAGCGGGCTTGCATCTCCGTCGAGTATCGGCGGTGTCCTCGGGGGCGCAGTCAATGCCGCTCTTGGCACGCAGCCGTCTGGTTTTCTTGGCAAGGCTGTCGGCAACGTGGCCGTCCCGGCTCTCGCTGGCATGGCTTTCGGCCCTGTTGGTGGCCTTGTTGGTGGCCTTATGGGCGGGGTTGTGGCCGATGCCGTTGCCGATGGCCTAGACATGCGGAGCCGTGAAGACGTGCGCGACGACTACGAGGGGCAGGCGGGGGCGATTAAGGGCCGTCAGGCATACGCCGACAGGATGGGACTTGAGAAGGCTGCGGCTGCTGTCCGGGGGGCCGTTCCCAATTCCATGGCGTCGATTCGCGCTATGGACGAAGCGATTGCCGCGACCCGTGCGCTTGAACATACGTATGGCATCAGCCCAACATACGGGATGAATCCTGGCGGTTCAAGCATGGGCAGCGGGAGCACTTACGGCGGGTGGGGTTCTATTGGCGGTCCTGCCGGTGGAGCACGGGCCGTGGACGCCGGTTATGGCGCGAATATGGGCGGCTTCGCTGGCCTCGGCATCGGCAACCCATCCAGCTACGGCGGTAGCCGTGGCGGCTCTGGAAACGACAACGGGGGCTTCGGGTCTAATGACGGCAACTCCGACACGGCGGGCAATGCCGGATACGGGCGTTAGTTCCTAGTGGTTTCGTTACCCGCCCCAGTCATCACAACGTGATCACGCGGCGGCAATCCCTCTTTAACGCCTAGCGCATTATCCCAATATCCCTCTGCTTCTTCATATTGCATCTCGTATCCCACCATTGAGGCCGCCGCGCTGGTAATGCTCGATGCCGTAAATGACGCCCCGTCTCTGAAACTACATCCTGTCATACAAAACAACACGGCTATTATAGCAAGTCCTCGTTTCATAAAATAACCCTCCTTCTTTTCTCGCACCATAACTCATCCCGCCTTCGCTTTCCAGCGAAATGTGAGGTCCACATGGCAGATTATTCCTCTTACGTTAGCTCCGGCCTCTCCGGCGCAAAGAACCTCATCACCAAGCAAGCAAACCCCGCCTACCCAGCCTACACTGGCGGGCAGAAGTCGAACCCCTACGCCGTGCAGCAGACCGCGCAGGGGATGCAGGGCAGCGGCTACGACGTGAACCAGGGTGTCTACGGCGGCATTGGCCGCGATGCAACATCAATCCGCAACGATTATCAGTCCTCTGTCGATCAGTCGTGGGACAAGTCCATGGGCCAGATCAAAAACATGTACGGCGCTAATGGGCTGTACGGCTCCATGGGCGGCGGGCTGATGTCTGGCGTGGCCAACGATGCCGCGCAGAACTACGCCACGGCCAGCGCACAGGGCCGACTCTCCGCAGATCAGGCTATCATGGCTGACGAAATTGCGCGGGCTAACTCGTACCGTGATGCTTACCAGTTGCAGGGCAACCAAAATCTCGACGCGTGGAAGGCCGGGATGCAGACCACCGACTACAACAACCAGCTTCTCGGCAACCGTGCCAACTTCGGCAACTCGCAGATTGACGCGGCTTATCAGGATGCGCTGATGCGCAGGAATGACAAAAAGGCGTTCGATCAGTTGCGCATTGAAAACTATCTCGGGTTGGCCGGGGGCGCGTCCCCGCAGGCAGCTGCGCAGATGCAGGCTAACGCGGCGAACAAGGCCAGTGACGCCGCGACTACGGGCGCATGGATCGGCGCGGGTGGCTCCCTCCTTGGTGGCCTCATGTCCTCGTATGGGGATGATATTTGGAATAAAGTCTCTAGCTGGTTCTAGGGGGTAGCATGGGCAGAATGACACTCGGCACGGGCATGATGGCCCCCTTGTCAATGGCAGATAACTTCTACGGCAACTCGTATGCAGGGCCTAGCGGCGCGTCTATGGGCGCGCTCTCGGCCTCGCAATCGATTGCCGAAGGGCTGATGAACCTCCGCGCTCGGCAGGACTATAATGCGCAGCAGGCGCAGGCGCAGCAGGAAAAGGACCGCGCACGGATGGAGGACTACAACACCCGTGAGGCCGTCTACAAGGCGCTGAACCCAGGCTATCAGACGCAGAGCGCGAACGGGATGAGCAACCGGGATATGACGCGGAAGATGCAGATGCCGGATGCCGGGACGCAGGTTCTGCTTTTTAACGTCAAGCAGCAGATGGAAGAAAAACAGAAGGCCGCAGAACGTCAGCAGCGCGAGGCACAGGTTTTATCCTACGCCATGCGCGGTGGCCTTGATACGCTCGACGGCCAGAAGGCATACATGACGCAGTTCGGCTATGACCCGATTCAGTATGCGCCCAAACAGTTCATCGAGTCAAAATTCCCGAAACAAAATCAGCTTTCCGGGGATGCAGAAAATCTTGCTGTTATCCTTGGTCGCACGCCGACCATGCAGGAGTTAAACAACTATCGGCAGTCGGGCCGGTCCGTGACAAACGTCAACAATGTCGGTGGCAACGCTTTTGATAAAGCCATGGGCGACCAGTGGGCAAAGGTTTACGACGGGCTTTTTACCGCTGCCAGAACGGCAGAGGAGGGCATGTCGACAATCGAGGCTGGCCGCGCAATTCTGAACAGTGACGACTTCAGAACGGGCAAACTTGAACCTGCCAAAATGTGGATCTCGCAGGTTGCATCCGGGTTGGGCATAGACCCTGCAAAACTCGGACTAGACCAAGCTGCGGGAGGGGAGGCTTTTCAATCAATCGTTATGAAAAACCTTCTGACCGAGTTGGCGAAACAAAAGGGGCCGCAGACAGAGGGAGATGCAAACAGGGCGCTCAAGGCAAACATTCAGTTGGGCAATACCCCGGCTGGTAACGCCTTCATTCTTGACTACGCCGAGTCGCTGAACCGCAGGACGATTGAAAAGGCCCAGTGGGTTTACAAGGTTGGCCGTGAAAAATACAACGGTGACGTGTACAAGGCAGAACAGGATTGGAACAAGTATATTCAGAATCGCCCGCTTATCGCAACAAGCCCCAACTCTGGCCTTCCTGTCACATATCACAAGTACGTCGATGGTGTTATGAAAAGCGGAAAATCACAAGACGAAGCTGATGTGATGTGGATTCAGTTCGTCAATGCAGGGAACAAGCGTGGTAAATAATGAACTATCTCGATTTTGACCCCACTATAAACCAGCAAGTTCCGAATGCTGACGCGCAAGCGAACGCTACTGCCGACTTCCTTGCCTTTGACCCTACCGTCATCGGCCCAGGTGGCGGCGAACCGGCGCACGTTGGAGAAAGCCAGCAAATGGGACTTCTCGATTATGCGCGGCTCGGCATGGTTGACACGCCAGAGGGGCGTATAAAGGTCATCGCTGACGCCATGGGGGTTGACCCAAAATACATAGGACGCGAACGCGACCGGATGATGTATTATGACCCAAAGACCAAGACGCGCCACGACATTACAACCGACGGGCTTGGTCAGAGGGCTATGGAATTTGCGGGCGGGATGATTGGCAAGCTGCCGACCATCGTCGGGCAAATGGGTGGCGCTGCCGCTGGTGTCCCGCTGGGGCCAGCCGGAATAGTTGGTGGCGGCATGGCCGGTGCTGCGCTGGGCGAAGGCGTCAGACAGGCGATAGGCTCCACAATGGAGCAAAAGACACCCGGCGGCGTTGCTAGTGAAATTGGGCTTGAGGTCGCATCCGAACTTCTCCCGGCGGGCATTGCCGTTGCCGGAAAAAAAATGGCGTCGTCTCGCCTTGCCCATGAATTACAGAACGGAGGGAAGATTGACACGGCCCGCGTGAATCGTTTGCAGGGGCTAGAGAACAGATTCAATATCCCGCTGACACAGGCGGAACGAACTGGCCTGCCGTCCATGCTCATTGAACAAAAGCGGCTCGTCAACAAGCCCGGCGCGTCTGACGTGTTGCGTCCGTGGCTTGATGATCGTGGACGCAAGGTCTTTGATGCCATTGAATCGTTTGCCGACGACTTCAGCAGGGTTGATTCAATTTATGACGCCAACCGCATGACGAAAGATGCGGTTACGGATACGGTCGGAAAGCTCAAGAGCGCACGAACCGAATCCGCGAACCCGCTTTATAGAAAGGCATTCGAGGAGGGTGGAGACGTTGACGTTTCTGGCGTCATTAAAATGATTGAAGGTGACCTGCCGAAGCTGGCGGGGAAGCAGGAGCAAAAGGCAAAAGACGTTCTGTCTATGCTTCAAGGCAAAATGCGCAAGGGCGTCGGTCCTGACGGCAAAGAGGTTGTCGAGCCGTTTATTCCGCTTGAGGTTGTGAATAATATCAAACTTGAACTTGATGACATGATTGCCGGGGCACAAGCAGGTGGCAATACGAACCTTGTAGCGAAGCTGACGGCCACAAAGAACGCCCTTGTCGATACGGCAGACGCAGCGACGGACACATACAAACAGGCCCGTAACGCATGGAAAGACTACGTTGACCCAAAGAGCGGCGTTAAGGTTTCAGAGGTCACGGACGGCCTTATCGGGGAGGTCGGCGGCAAGCAAAGATGGGAAAGAGAATCTGACGCAATTCGCACCATCTTCGGCGCTGGTTCCAGCCCAGAGACAATACTCAAGGCGCGTTTGACCGTTGGCGCAGAGAATCCAGAAGCATGGAATGCCATGCTCAAGGGCTACTTACTCGACAACCTGCGCAGCATCAAGGCCGTGAGTGGCGAGGCCGTCAATCCAAACATCGGCGGGCTATTCTATAAGCGCACACTTGGTGACCCACATCAGGCGGCGATGCTCAAGGCCGCAATGACTCCAGAGCAGTACGAGAAGTTCAATGCCATTGGCGAACTGTTGCACCTGACGAGCAAGGCGGGCGGCAAGGAGTCTGCCACGCACTACATGACAGCCGCAGATAACCGCGCAAGAGAGCTTGCGCCGAAGGGGCTTGTCGTCAACGCGGCGAAAACAGCAGAGGTTGTAAACCCCTTAACGTGGGGAGACAAAACACGATCATTTATTTCCGGCCTTGAATCTGACGCCGTAGAGCGATTTGAACGCGCACTTGCAGAGGCGATGATTCGTCCGGACGGGCTGAACAAGATTCGATACTTGCAAGTCCTCTCTCCGAATCAAGAGCGATTCCGCGCAGCCGTAACCATGTTCACCGACGACATGCTTTCCCAGGCGTGGGACGCATCCACGTCTAGCCCACGTTCCATGGGCATTCCGCTTCGTGATCCGTCCAAATGGATGGAATACGACAAGTCCCGCTAACCACCCACCCCGCCCGTTCTGGGCACGAGGTATCCCATGCCTTACAATTCAGAAACCGGCCTCTACGAGCGCCGTGCCACGACCGTGATTGACGCGACTCCTGACGGCGACACCGTAGCCGTTGCGATTGATGATAAACTCGACGCTGGTATCGACGACAGCGTTACGGACCTCAACCACCACGCCGCAAACGGCTATCACTACCCGGCCACAAGCGTGGCCGTAAATTCGCGCTACCTCAAGCAGTCCCCCGCTGGCGTCGTGTCGTGGGGCAACGGCGTGCCGCTGGACGAGGCGGTGGAGAGCACCCTACTTGCTGCCACGGACGGCTCGGACATGGTGGGTTATGGCGCGGGAACGGTGGCGGATGCGCTGGATGCGCGGCCTACTTCTGCGACCCTCGCGGCATCCGGCGGCTCTGCGCTCGTAGGGTTCCTGCAAGATGGGACGGGGGCGAGTGCGCGGACGGTGCAGGCGAAGCTGCGTGACGTTGTGAGCATCAAGGATTTTGGTGCGGTGGGTGATGGCGTGACGGATGACACGGCTGCGATACAGGCGGCGATTGATGCTGCGTATTCCTCCGGGGGGGGAACTGTTCTTGTCCCGAAAGGGACATACCTTGTGTCCTCGTCGATTGGTCTTAAAAACGACGTAAATGTGATGGGCGCCGGTTGGCGAAACACAACTGTTACTGCAAGCGGAAACTTCCCGGTCATACAAGAACTCCGTACAGACGTTAGTGGGAATTTGCGCGGGACGTCTGTAGAACGGTTGTGCATCCGTGGCGGTGGAAATGGTCTTGATTCGGCCCATGGGATAAAGCTCAGATACACAAACCACGTTAAACTGAAAGACATTGTGTTCTTTGGTTGCAGAAATGCGATAGATGTCGAACGTGGATTTAGGTCCGAGATTGACTCTTGCTATGCCTGGGGTTCTGGACCAGACTCTTCGTATATTGGTTTGTATATGCGAGAAGACAGTGGAACTGTTTCTGGCGACCCCAATAACGCATGGTTTATTACCAGTTGTTCTTTCCAGCAAACACTAAGCTATGGCATCAGAATAGAGAGCGCAACCGGGACAACGTTTGCAAACATCCGGGTTGGTGCCTGTGGGGATCACGGCTGGTATATTGGGGACCCCCCGTCGTCAACAGACGTTATTCAGTGGATTTGGTTTATGCAATGTCACTCTGACACAAACAACGGTGACGGATTCAAGATATCTAAAGGCTCCGCAAGCGCAATTCGTGAACTGTATTTTGTCGCGTGTTGGGCCGGGTCAGTTGCTAACGGATGGGCTATTGCAGGGGCTACAAGAATTGGGATATACGGCGGCACGGCAAGAGATATAACTACAAATGGAATCTCTCTCAATACATGCACGCATATGAAGATTTTAGGTGTTGATCTCATAAATTGGAACAAAGGCGGGGCTGGTGCGCACGGTGTGGCCCTGTCCTCAACTACAAACTCCAAACTAATAGGCAACACTGTAGAAACATCCTACACGACAGGCTCGCCAAAGTCCGTCAACGAAAACGCATCTTCTTTTAACTCGATATGCGATAATTCTATTTCCAACGGAGGGAACCCGGCGGCTACGAGTGTTTGGGAAGGCAATGTCGGATTTGTAGCTGAGAACTCTGGCAATGCAACGGTTGCTGCGGGAACATCAAGCGTTATTGTGAATCACGGGTTATCTTATACACCATCAATGGGCGACATCATGCTGACGCCTAGCAACAATCTGACGAGTAATGGCGTATCAGGGATGTGGGTTAGTAATCTCACGGGGACATCATTCACCATAAATTTTAACACAAACACAACAAATAATGTGGGCGTTGGGTGGAAGGCTCGACGGACGTAAAACTTCGGTCATTTCTGCGCACCTTTTCGGCGGGTGCGCAGGGTGAAAATCGGTGATAAACTGACGGTGGAAAGCGGCTCAAGTGAGAGCTAGGGGGGCCGCTCAGTTATTCGTAATCAGTAGGTCGAGAGTTCAATTCTCTTTCCTGGCTCCAGTTAATTCACGGTGTTGCGGTCAGTTGCGAGTCTTCCCCAAGAATCTGCGCACCTGACCGCGCACCTTTTTTTGTAAACGCACCCTTTTCCGGGGGCCTTATCCCACGGAGTGAGTGGAGGTATCGGGACGTCGTGACGGCATTTTTGTGCCTGAGCATGGCTTGGATGTAGGCGAGCGGTTCGCCAGATTCATCAAGTAAACATGCGGCAAGATGTCGCAGGGAGTGATAGCCGAACTCGCGCACTCCTGCCTTCTTGCACAGCCGTGGCAAAAACTTGCCGTGCCACGTGTAGGGTTGGCCTGTTTCGGGGTTCGGGAAGACGTACTCTCCTAATCCGGTTTCGTAACGTTGGGCATGAAGGGCTTCGCGCAGCTCATCCGACATGGGAAGTAAATCAAACTCCCGCCCGCCGTCGCGCTTTCGTGTCCAGACGCGCACTCTGTTGTTATCCCAATCGACATCAGACCACTTGAGGTTGAAAACCTCGCTCTTTCGTGCCGCAAGATGGAGGAAGGCCACGAGCATGGACTGCTCGGCTTTACTTCCAACTGCGTGACAGTGCCAAAAGTCTTCGAAACTCGGGACATATTTTTCACCTCCGTTTTCCTTGTACTTCTGCACGCGCCACGGGTTCGGCTCCGGTAGGTGCAGGGCCTTGATTCCCCAATTGTACGCAGCAACCATGTGGACTTTGTAGCGGTTCGCGGTTATACCGGACACACGCTTTTTCACTCCGTTTAGCCAAACCTCGATGTCACGATACTTGACGCGATCAGTCGAGACATCCCCAAACCTAGCCAGGGCCTCACGATAGACCCTGGCTTTGTCTTTGTATGAGGACTGACTGAACCGAGCCTGTACGTTGTCGAGATATTGGTTAAACAGCGTGGATAAGGAGACCGTGCCGGTTCGCGTCTCGGCTTCCAGTTCCTTGCGCGTGGCGTTTTCCCACTTGAGCGCGTCCTTTTTCGACTTGACTTTTTTCGTGTACGTCTCCCCCTTGTGCGTCACTTT